ATGAATTCCGCCCCTTCCCACAATGCAGAGACGCCGGCCGATTTCGGTGACGACCCCGCCGGCGTCGCCGCCCGCTGGATCAGCGAACTGGACCTGGCCGACAAGGACCAGCGGCCCTGGCGCGACACGTGCCGCTCGATCATCAAGCTCTATCGGGCGATCTATCCCGACGATGGCGCGGCGGTGAAGAAGCGCCGCTTCAGCCTGCTGTGGAGCAATATCGAAACACTTTCGCCGGCGGTCTACGCCCGCACCCCGACGGCGGTCGTCGGCCGGCGCTTCAAGGACAGCGACCCGGTGGCGCGCCTGGCCTCCGAGGTGCTGGAGCGGGCGCTCAACTTCCAGCTGGACGCCCTGGATTTCGCCGACGTGATGCTGGGCGCGCGCCTGGAGTTCCTGCTGCTGGGCCGGGGCGTCTGCTGGGTGCGCTATGTCCCACATATGCGCACGGTGACTTCGCCGCCCACAGCGACCATGGGCCCCGTAGCGGCGGCCGGCGACGGCCAACTGGGCGACGGCGGCGAGCCCTATGAGGTGGTGGCCTGGGAAGAGGCCGTTCCCGACCACGTCAGCTGGGACGACTTCCTGCACAATCCTGCCCGCAAGTGGAGCGAGGTCCGCTGGGTGGCGCGCCGGGTCTACATGACCCGAGCCGAACTGCGGGCCCGGTTCGGCCGTGAGCTCGGCGACAAGGTTCCGCTCGATCACGGCCCCGCCGAGGAGGCCGGGCAGGATCGCGACGCCGAGCAATGGAAGAAGGCCGTCGTCTATGAGGTGTGGGACAAGGTCTCGCGCGAGGCGCTGTGGATCAGCCGCGGCCATGGCGAAAGCCCGCTGGACCGTCGGCGCGACCCACTGGGGCTGCAGGACTTCTTTCCCTGCCCGCGGCCATTGCTGGGCACCTGCTCGCCCGACAGCATCACGCCGACGCCAGACTACAGCTACTACGAGAGTCAGGCGAAGGACATCAACGAACTGACCGCCCGCATCGGCCGGCTGACCGACCAGCTGCGCATGCGCGGCTTCTATGCGGCCGGCAACGAGGCCGGCAAGAAGCTGGACGATCTGCTGAACGCCGAGACCGGGACGATGATCCCGATCGAGAGCTGGACGGCGCTACAGGACAACGGCGGGGTGGAGCGACTGATCGCCTGGCTGCCGCTGGATCTGCTGGTCTCGACGCTGAAAAGCTGCATCGAGGCGCGCCAGCAGCTGGTGGACGACGTCTATCAGATCACCGGCATCGCCGACATCCTGCGCGGCGACGTCGATCCGGACGAGACCGCGACGGCGACGCGAACCAAGGCGACCTGGGGGGCCAGCCGGGTGCGCGACAAGCAGAAGGAGCTGGCCCGCTTCGCCCGAGACACCCTGCGGATCATGGGCCAGGTGATCGCCGCGAAGTTCTCGGCCGAGACCATGTCGGCCATGACCAACATCCAGCTCCTGCCGACGCTGGCCGCGAAGCAGCAGGCGATGGCGACGATGCAATTCGGCGCGCCCGGCGCCTTGGCCCCGCCGGCCGCCCTGGCCGAGCTGCTGCAGAAGCCTAGTTGGGAGGAGGTACAGGGCGTGTTGCGGGACGCGGCCGCGCGGGCGTTCAGAATCGACATCGAGACGGATTCGACCATCGAGCCGGACGACCAGGACGAGAAACAGCGCCGCATCGAGTTCGTCCAGGCGGTCGCCGCCTATGTGGAGAAGACCCTGCCCGTCGCCCAGCTGGCGCCGGAGATGCTGCCGGTGCTGGTGGAAGGGCTGAAGTTCCTGGTGCGCGGCTTCCGCGTCGGTCGCGAGATGGAGGAGACCATCGACCGGGCGATGGACCAGCTGCAGGCGCGCGCGGGAGCGGCCGCGGGCCAGCCCGGGACGCAGGCCGCACCGCCCAAAGGCCCCAATCCCCAGGTGGAACAGATGAAGGGGCAGGCCGCCGTTACCCAGGCGAACGCCCGCATGCTGGACGCCCAGACCCGGCAGTTCGAAGCGCAGACCGACCGCTTCACCGCCACCGCCGGCGCCCAGAACGACGCCGCCCAAATCACCGCCGAGAACGCCCGCACCGCGGCGGATCGGGCCGCCGACCAGGCCATGCACGGCCAATCGCTGGCCGCCGATCTCCGCCGCGCCCTGATCGCCGCCGAACAGCGCCGCCTGGTCACAGAGGCGGAAGCCGGCCAACCCTTCGGAGCGCCGACCCCATGAGCCGAAGTCCCCTTCATTCGCCTGCCAGGAGCGCCATCCGCCACATGATGGTTGCGTCCGCGGCCCTGGCCGCAGCGCCTGCGCTGACGCCCGCCCCCGCGCGCGCCGCCAGCCTGACACCGCCAAACCTTACCGCGGCCACGTCGATCAACAGCGCCGATCTGATGCTGGTCTGGCCGTCGGCCAGTGGCGGCCCGCTGAAGCAGGTGCAATGGTCCGTACTGCAAGGCCAGATGCAAAGCGCCCTGGGTTCGACCTACCTGCAGGTGGGCAACAACCTCTCGGACGTGGCGTCGGCCGCAACCGCCCGGGCCAACCTCGGCCTGGCCAGCGCGGCCCAAGCCAGCACCGGGACCGCTGGCCACGTCCTCGGCTTCCTCGATGGCGCGAACACGGTCTCCGGCGCATGGACCTGGTCGGCCAAGCTGACCACGGCCGCGTCGGCCACGGGGGGCGCCGGGTTCAATCTGACCCCAGGTGTGGCGCCGACGTCGCCCGTCAACGGCGACTGCTGGCTGACCACCGCGCTGTTCTCGTGCCGGATCAACGGCGCGACCCAGAACCTGCTCCAGTCGGGCAACAACCTGTCGGACGTGGCCAACGCGACCACAGCCAGGAGCAACCTCGGGCTGGGTTCAGCAGCGGTGGCCAGCACCGGCACAAGCGGCGGGACGGTCCCCTTCCTGAACGGGACCAACACTTGGTCGGGCGTGAACAGCTACGCGGCGAACGACCTAGTGCTGTCAGGCGTTACCGGCACGACCCAATGCCTGCACGTCAACAGCTCCGGCGTCATCACCGGAACGGGAGTCGATTGCGGTTCCGGTTCTGGCAGCGTCGGCACCACAGGGACGCCAGCGTCAGGCAACCTGACCCAGTTCAGCGGCGCCAGCACGATCACCAACGGCAACCTGTCGGGGGACTGCACCACCTCGGGGACACTCGCGGTCACCTGCCTGAAGACCAACGGGACCAGCTTCGGCACCTTCGCCACCGCGAACGCCGCGACCCCGCCCGCCATCGGTGGGACGACACCGGCGGCCGGCGCATTCACCACGCTGAGCGCGTCATCCACCGTCGCGGGGTCCGGCTTCAGCACCTACCTGGCCTCGCCGCCCGCGATTGGCGGCACAGCGGCGGCGGCTGGGTCGTTCACCACCCTGTCGGCCTCCGGCGCCGTGTCTGGGTCAGGCTTCAGCACCTACCTGGCCAGCCCGCCAGCGATCGGCGGCACGGCGGCGGCGGGAGGCAGCTTCACCACCCTGTCGGCCGGCTCGACGGTTTCCGGGGCGGGGTTCTCGACCTATCTCGCGTCACCCCCGGCGATCGGCGGGACCACCGCTGCGGCGGGAACCTTCACCGCCCTGGCCGACAGCGGCGGCATGGTCACCACACGTGCCGGGATCGGCTCGACCTCGACCGACGGTGAGGTGCTGCAGAACACTACATCCGCCGCGAACAACGCCCAGCAATGGGCGCCGCGGCTGCACTGGTCTGGGCGAGGCTGGCAGACCAATACCAGCGGCAGCCAGGCGGTAGACGTCATCGCCGAGTTGGTCCCTGTGCAGGGAACCGCGAACCCGACGGGCAACCTGGTGTTCAGTGGCTCGGTCAATGCGGGGGCATATGGCGCGCTGCTCACTATTTCGACCAACGGCGGCCTGAACCTCAATTCGGGCGTCTACCAAGTAAACGGGGTACAGATCGCGTGCGGTAGCCTTTCCAACGCCACGGCCGCATGTTCGACATTGATAGGCACGTCGGGCGCGACGATCCCGCTGCTGAGTGCGGCCAACACTTGGTCAGGCGCCCAGTCGTTCCCGTCCGGCACGACTGTGAACAGCTCGGCTGTGGTGACCAGCAACGACAGCCGATTTGCGGGTCCGACCCAGAACAGCCAATCGGCCAACTACACGTTCGTGATCGGTGACGCCGGCGCACAAATCTACCACCCGTCAGCGGACACCACGGCGCGCACCTGGACGATCCCGGCGAATGCCTCGGTGGCCTATGGCGTCGTCACCAAGATCGAGGTTGTCAACGATTGCTCGGCCGGTGCGATCACCTTGCAGATCAGTACCGACACAATGGTGTGGTTCCCCACCGGCACAACAGGCACACGCACGATCGCGGCTTGCGGCATGGCCACGCTAACGAAGATCGCTAGCACCCGCTGGATTCTCACAGGAACGGGGATCAGCTAATGCGCCTCCGCTGGCTCTTTCCCAGGGGCGCGCTTGCCCTCGCCCTTCTTTCACCCGGCCTGGCGCCGGCCGTGCCGGCCGCTTGGGGCTCTATCTACCAAGGCGTTGCGACTACACCGACGCGGGTGTTTCTGACCACAACCGGCGCAGGAACATGGACCGTCCCGACCAACTGGAACAACTCGGTCGTCGCCTCCAATCCCTACGCCAACAAGGTGGAGTGCATCGGCGGTGGCCGGGGGGGCCAGGTCGCCGCGACGCACGCTGCGGGAGGTATAGGCGGCACCTACGCCAGCGCCACCAACCTCACCCTCGCTCCTGGCGGGAGCGTGAACTACGCGGTCGGAACTGGTGGAGGCACTGGCCTTGTCGCGGGGGGAGATAGCTTCTTCGGTTCGACCAACTGTTCCGGCTCGACCATCTGCGCGCCGGGTGGCGCAACAGGCACCACCCCCGTTGGGTCCACCATCAATGCCGGCGGGACGTCAACCTGTGCGTCAGCGACGTGGTGCGGCGGCGGCGGCGCGGGCGGCGCGAGCGCGGCGGGGGGTAGCGTATCCAATGCCGCGATGGGCGGTCAGGGTGATGGGGCCGGTGGTGGGGCCGGTGGTGCTGGCGGCTCAAACGGAAGCACCGGCACGGAGTGGGACGCAGGCCACGGCTCCGGCGGGGGCGGCGGCGGCAGCACCGGTTCGGGCGGTGGCGCTGGTGGCCTCTACGGCGGCGGCGGCGGCGGCAATAACTCCGGTCAAACGACGGGCGTGGGTCAACAAGGCATCTGCGTCGTCACCTACTATGCGCTTGGATAGCATGCCGCACTCCCGACTCTGCAGAGCTTGCGGCGATTTTCACGAGCTGGGCCAACCGTGGCCAGTCGACTGCAATACCCACTTCGGAGTGGTCGCCTCGGAATCCCCCATGATCCGCACTGACGGCATCGATCCGATCCGCTCCATGGCCGATGGCCAGATCTACGACAGCCGCAGTCGCTACTATGCCGACTTGAAGGCGCGTGGCCTGGAGATTGTCGGCGACGAGCGCGCCGCGGTTGAGGCGCGGTCCGTGCGGCCGCTGGCCGCCGCCGGGCCCGACATCAAGCGCGCCTTCGAAGAACTGCGTTCTCGATAAGCGCGAACCTCCACAACAGCGGAATGCCTCATGCCCCTAGATGAAGATCCGAACCGTCCGGACGAAGGCTCGATCGGAGCGGAGAGTCTTGAAGCGCAGTTGAGCGCCGCGTTTGACGCCGCCAGCGGCGACGCTGCGCTGGACGCAGGCCAGCCTGTCGATGGGTCGCCGCTTCGATCGGTAGACATCGAGGTCGCGACCAGTCCTGCGTCACATCCCAATTCCAATCCGGACGCCCGTCGGGCGGCGGACAAACCGTCCGAGCGGACGGCCATTGTTCCGCCGGCCTCCTGGAGCGCCACAGCCAAGGCGTCGTTCGCCGCCCTGCCGCCCCACATCCAGCAGGAGGTGGTCAAGCGTGAGCAGGACGTCGAGCGGGGCCTGGCCCAGTGGCAGACCAAGGGCGAACGGCTCAACCGCCTGGACCAGGTCCTGGCGCCTCGGCAGCAGCGTTTCCAGCTGGCCGGGATCGACGAAGTCCAGGCTGTCCAGGCGCTGTTCGCAGCCCAGGACCTGCTCGAACGCGATCCGGTCAGCGCGCTGATGTACCTGGCCCGCCAGTCCGGCGTGGACTTCCGTCAACTGGTCGAGCACGGCGCCCGACAGCAGGCTCATGAGCCCCAGCTGCATCCGGTCCTGCAAGGCCTGGTTGGCGAGGTCCAATCCCTCCGTAGCGCCGTGGCCCAGCAGCATGAGGACTCTCGGCGCGCGCAAGCGTCCGAGTATTCCTCTCAGGTGCAGGCGTTCGCCGCCGATCCCGCCAATCTCTATTTCCAGAACGTGGCGCGGGACATGGCGACGCTCATCCGCAGCCGGCAGGCCGACACCCTGCAGGACGCCTATGAGAAGGCCTGCTGGGCCAGCCCCGAGATCCGCCCGCTGATGCTCGAGCAGCAGCAGCGGGCGACCCGGGACGCCGCGCGCGGCGCGGCCAGCGCCCGGGCGGACGCGGCCCGGCGCGCCGGAGGATCCGTCATCGGCTCACCGTCCCCGGGCGCAGCCCCGGGGCGGTCGGGCCCGCCCCTCAGCCTGGAGGACGAGCTGCGAGCCGCCTTCGCCGCCGCCTCCTGAACATAAGGACAAGAGGTCATGCCCTCTCCGAACCTCGGCGAGATCGTCACCACGACCCTGCGCAACCGCAGCGGTCAGACCGCCGACAACATGCTCAACAACAACGCCCTGCTCTCGCGCCTGAAGCAGAAGGGCTCGGTCAAGCCGGTCTCCGGCGGCCGGACCATCGTGCAGGAGCTGGAGTACGCCCAGAACGGCACCTACCAGCGCTACGCCGGCGGTCAGGTGCTGAACATCCAGCCCTCGGACGTGTTCACCGCGGCCGAGTTCGACTGGAAGCAGGCCGCCGTGGTGGTCACCTGGAACGGCCTGGAGATCGACATTCAGAACACCGGGCCGGAGCAGGTCATCGACCTGCTGGCCGGGCGGATCGAGAATGCCGAGAAGACCATGATCAACAACCTGGCCTACGACTGCTACTCCAACGGCACCGCCGACGGGGGCCTGCAGGTCGGCGGTCTGCAGCTGCTGATCTCGGACGCGCCCACGGCCGGCGTGGTGGGCGGCATCGACCGCGCGCTGTGGCCGTTCTGGCGCAACCAGGTGTTCAGCGGCGTCGGCAATGGCGGCGCAGCGGTCTCGGCGACCAATATCCAGAGCTACATGAACCAGCTGTGGCTGGCGACCAAACGCGGCAAGGATGAAGTCGACCTGATCGTCGCCGACAACAACTACTTCAACTTCTATTGGTCTTCCCTGCAGGCGATCCAGCGGATCACCAGCACCGAGAGCGGCAAGGCCGGTTTCGGCAGCCTGAAGTTCATGAACGCCGACGTCATCCCGGACGGCGGTATCGGTTCGGCCTGCCCAGCCAACCACATGTACTTCGTCAACACGGACTACATCAAATACCGGCCGTCCAAGAAGCGGAACATGACGCCGCTGGGCCGGGTGCAGTCCATCAACCAGGACGCCGAGGTCGAGCTGATCACCTGGGCCGGGAACATGACGCTGATGGGCGCCGAGTTCCAGGGCGTCCTGATCGCCTGATCCTTCTCAACCTCCAACCACCCCGCGCCAACGACCGGCCGCTGTGCGACCGGGCGCGGGAGGGATTCACCCTGATGAAGACCGATCTGCGCAAGCCCTTGAAGGACCATCTGCTGGGCGAGGCCTCGCACCTGTGCGACCTCGTCTGGCAGGGGGACTTCGGCAAGGGCGTCTCCACGGGCTCCGGCGTCTGGAGCGATCCCGGCGCCAACCCCTGCCTGCTCTATGGCCCTGCCACCAGCGCCTCCGGCTCGAACGGGACGGGCGTGATCCAGCCGCAGTTCCGCCTCGGCATGATCATCTCAGGCGACCTCGGCGCCGAGTTCGTCTACGGCAAGCTCACCCTGGCGTCGGTCACCGACCTGCTGCCGGGGCAGGTCTACCAGCTCGACAAGGATTACAACGCCACCCTGCTCACCACCGCCAACTCGGTGCTGAACGAGGAGGCCGTGGTCCTCAACGTCTGGGGGCCGAACACGGCGGCCGGGGCCTGGTATGGCTGGTTCCAGCGGGCGGGCCATGTCGCCGTCCAGGCGGCGGCGGCTTCGGTCGCCAGCGGCGCGGGCGAGACCACGGCCACGGCCGGGGCCCTGAAGTTCCCGGCCACGCCCACGGCCGGAACGAAGTCGGTGGGGCCGGCCAGCGCCTATGGCGCCTCGTCGTCCATTGCCTTCACCGGCGCCACCGTCAACGGCTCGCCGTACATCACCGGCCTGACCGCGATCACTGACCTGCAACTGGGCCAGGTGATCACCGGGACTGGCCTGCCGGCCAACAGCATCATCGCCGGCATCGACAAGACCGCCGCCGGCTGGCGGGTGCTGATCGGCACCAACACCGCCGGCTCCTACCAGGTCAACCAGAACGCCACGGCCAACGGCTCGGGCGTGACCTTCACCGTCACCAACATGGTGGTGGTGAACTGGGACTGGCCGACCCTCAACAAGCAGAACTGATCCCCGCCTGACTTCGGGGGCGGCCGACCGGTCGCCCCCGCCCCTTTTTACGAAGGACAATCCCATGAACGGCGGCGAATTCGCCTCGTACGACCCGCGAAACCCGCCCCGGGCGCCGGCGCGGGCCCTGTTCAGCATCAAGCCGGTGAAGATGGAGTTCGCCTCGCAGCAGGCCGGCCGGCCGATCTTCGAGGATCGGGAATTCGTGCAGATCCTGATCCCCGGCGACCGCAACGCCAGCGCCCATGAGTTAGTCACCGACACCCACCGCGAACGCTGGCCGGCGGAGTACGCCGCCTTTCGCGAGGGCCGCGAGGCGCCGTTGTCCGGCACGCCGCTGACCGAATGGCCGTCGTCGCACATGACCCCGGCCCGGGTGGCGGAGCTGGCCTATTTCAACGTCAAGACCGTGGAAGACCTGGCCCAGGTCTCCGACGCCCATGTGCAGAACCTCGGCCTCGGCGCACGCGAGATGCGGGCGGCGGCGCAGAAGTTCCTGGAGGTCGCGCGCACCGGCATGGCGCCGCTGGAGCGGATGCTGGCCGAGACCCAGAGTCTGCGCGACGAGGTGGCGCGCCTCAGCGCAGACCGCGACCGCCTGGCCACCCGCCTCACCGAGCTCGCCGCCCGCGCCGACGCCCCGAAGGAGGCCGCCAATGCCTGATCCCACCCACACCGAAACTCAGATCCGCCTCAGCGCCGCGCGCATGCCCTCGCTGCAACGCCGCCTGACTAGGCCGGGGCCGCGATTCTTCGCCGGCCCGGTCGTCCACGCCAAGGGCTGCGCCAGCCTGGGCGGCCAGGCATGCGACTGCGACGCCCGGCCGGAAGTGATGTTCGTCTACCAGCTGGACGCCTCCAGCAGCGTCGGGCCGCGCCAGGCCACCGCCGAGGACGCCAACACCTATCCGGACGCCTGGGAGGCCTGGCTGCAGTCGGACAGGACCCCCGCAACGGCGCCCGCAACCGCCGCGCCGGCCGCCAAACGCACCCGTGCTGTCCCTTCAGGAGACTGAGGCATGAGCCTGCTCTCCATCGTCCAGACGGTGACTGCGGAGCTGTCGTTGGCCACGCCGGCGACCGTGGCCGGCAGCACGGACCGCCAGGTGGCGCAGTTGATGGCCCTGACCAACCAGGCCGGGCGGGAACTGGCCAGCGATCATGCATGGCAGGCTCTGATCGATGAACAGACCTTCGCCACGGTGGCGGCGGAGACCCAGCCCACAGCACTCCCCGCCGACCTGGACCGTTTCATCCCCGGGACCTTCTTTAACCGCTCCACGCGGCGCGAGATCGTCGGCCCTTTGAGCCCGCGGCAGTATCAGTGGATCAAGGCCCAGCCGATCTTCTCCACCGTCTGGCTGGCCTATCGCGAGCGCGACGGGGCCTTCCTGATGCAGCCGCCGCCCCCGGCAGGCGAGACGGTGGCCTACGAGTATGTCTCCAACGCCTGGGCGCAGAGCAGCACAGGGACGCCTCAAACCGCCTTCGCCGCCGACACCGACACGGCTTTGATCGACGAGGCGCTGATCGCCCTGTCCCTGAAGTGGCGGTTCCTGCGCGCCAAGGGCCTCGACTACGCCGAGGAGATGGAAACCTTCAGCCGGCAACTGGAGCAGCGCATCGCCCAGGACGGCGGCGCGCCGTTGCTCAGCCTGTCGCCGGCGAACTTCGACAGCCGGCGGGCGAACCTGCCCGACGGCAATTTCGGGGTCGCCTGATGGGCCGTCATGCTCTGCGCCACGGCCCGCCGCGCGGCCAGATCGCCATCGGCCAGCCGATCCCCGCCCCCACCGGCGGCTGGGACGCCCAGAGCGCCATCGCCCGCATGCCGGTCCAGAACGCCCTGATCCTGGACAACTGGATCCCCAGGCCCGGTTTCGTGGAGCTGCGCCGCGGCTACGTCGCCCAGGTCACCGGCACGCCGGGCGCCGTGGAGACCCTGATGGCCTACCGGGGCGCGGCCTCGGGCGACACCCTGTTCGCGGCCTCCGGCGGCAAGCTCTACGACGTCACCGCCCAGGGCGCGCCGCTCGGATCGCCGGTGTTCAGCGGCGCGACCAGCAACCGCTGGAACTCCACCGCCTTCGCCAACGCGGCCGGGAACTGGCTGCTCGCCTGCAACGGCTCGGATGCGCCGATCGGTTACAATGCCGGGGCCTGGGCGGCCTTGCCCGCCCTGACCTACGCCGGCAGTCCTGCGCTCAACCCGAACCTGCTGTTCAACGTCTTCGCCCACAAGGGCCGGCTCTATTTCCTGGAACTGGGCTCCCTGCGAGTGTGGAACCCGGCGGCCGGCACGGTGGGCGGAGCCTGCACCCTGCTCGACCTCTCCAGCATCTTCTCCAAGGGCGGCCGGCTGATCTGCGGCGGGTCGTGGTCCTACCAGTTCGGTATCAGCGCAGACGACTTCGCCGTCTTCATGACCGACCAGGGCCAGGTGGCGATCTACCAGGGCGCCGACCCGACCAGCGCCAGCAATTTCAGCCTGATCGGCGTCTACGACCTGGGCGCCCCGCTCGGGCCGAAGGCCATGCTGAAGTACGGCGGCGACCTTGCGATCGTCACCACCGACGGCATCGTGCCCCTGTCGCAGGCCATGCGGCTGGACCGGGCGCAGCAGAACCAAGCCGCCATGACCTCGATGATCATGAACGCCTTCTCGGCCGCCGTGCGCGCCTATGGCGGCAACTACGGCTGGCAGGGGATCCTCTACCCCGGCGCCTCGCCCTCCAGCCTGGACGACAGTTCCGGCGGCTCGCTGGCGATCTTCAACGTGCCGGTGACCAGCCTCAGCACATCGGTGCAGTTCGTGCAGAACCTGCTCACCGGCGCCTGGTGCCGCTTCCTCAACATCAACGCCTTCTGCTGGGAGATCGCCAACGGCGGCGTCTATTTCGGCGGCGCGGCCGGGGTCTACCAGTGGGACCGGGGGTCTTCGGACAACGGCGTGCCCATCGTCGGCGACGTGAAAGGCGCCTTCACCGACTTCGGCCGGCCGGGCCAGCAGAAGCAGTTCACGATGATCCGGCCGCTACTGAACACCGTCGCCGAAGTCCGCCCGGCGCTGGAGATCGACGTCGACTACCAGGAGAGCGAGCCCACCGCCGTGCCCACCGTGGTGCAGCAGGGCGGAGCGGCGGCCATCCGCTACGACTGGACCGGCTCGACCGGCATCGGCTACGTCGGCGCCCCCCGGCTGCAGGTGAACCTGCTGGGCGACCAGAGCGCGGATCTGCTGGCCGTCGGTGACGCCGGCGGGAGCCTGCTAGCGGTGGATGGGTCCGGCGACACCCTGCTGGTCGAGACCAACCTGCCGTTCGACGTGCCCTGCCAGCTCTACGGCTTCGACGTGATGTTCGAGCTGGGAGGCCAGCTATGAGGCTGGTGATCGGCGCCGACGCCGCCGTCGCCGCCTGGGTGGCGGCGCGCATCCCGCAGATGACCGGCGCGGCCGACTTCGGCCCCTGCGTCGCCCTGGGCGTCGTCGCGGAGGACGGCCAGCCGCTGGGCGGGGTGGTGTTTCACAACTACCAGGCCCGGTTCCGCGGCATCGAGGCCAGCTTCGCCTCATCGACCCCCCGGTGGCTGACCCGGCGCCTGATTAGCGACATCCTAGCCTACCCTTTCGAGCAACTAGACTGTCTGCGAGTGACCGCCGTCACACCGCGAAAAGCGGCCAGCGCACGCCGGTTCTTGGACACTTTCGGCTTCAAGCGGGAAGGGCTCGTCCGCCTCGGGTTCGGCAATGACGACGCGGTCGTCTCCGGCCTGCTGCGGCGCGAATGGGCCCGATCCCGGTGGAACGTCCGCAGCAAGCGGCCAGAGGACCCCCAGCACGCCCATGGGCAAAAGCGCACCCACACCCCCGCCGGCTCCCGATCCCAACGTGGTCGCGGCGGCCCAGACCCAATCGAACCAGCAGACGGCGCTCTACCAGTCGCAGCTGAATAACGGGAACAGCTATTCCCCCTACGGCTCGGTCACCAACAGCTACAACCCGTCCGCCAACCAGTGGACCCAAACCACATCGCTCAGTCCCGTCGAGCAGTCGATCTTCAACCAGGGTACGGCGGCGCAGTCGTCTGCCCTCGGGATCGCCAACCAGCAGTTGGGCCGCGTGTCCGACGCCCTCGGTCAGGGGGCGACGGCCCCCACCCTGGCCACCGGCGTGCAGGGCGGGGCGATCCAATCGGGCTACAACGTCGGCGGGCCGATCTCCTACGGCTTCAACGCCGGCCAGCCGGTGCAGGGGCAGGTCGCCTCCACCCCGGTGCAGATGGGCTTCGGCCAGGGCGCGCCGATCCAGCTCGGCGTTGGCGCCGCGGCGCCGGTGCAATACGGCTACGGGTCGGGCGGCCAGATTCAATCGGCTGTGCCCACCAGCGGCCTGCAGGCCGGCTATGCCGCCGGCGGCCAGGTGCAGGGCCAGGTCGCCCCGTCCGGTCAGATCACCAACAGCTACGCGGCGGGCGGGCCGATCCAGGGCGGCTATGCTTCCGGCGGCCCGATTCAGAGCCAGATCGGCGCGCAGGACATCAATCAGTCCGTGCAGAACGCGGCCAACGCCGCCTACGGCCAGGCGACCTCGCGCCTGGATCCGCAGTGGCAGCAGTCGGCCGAACAACAGCAGGCCCAGCTGACGGCGCAGGGACTGAATCCCAACTCGACCGCCTGGCAGAACAGCATGCAGCTGTTCAACAACGCCCGGAACGACGCCTACAACCAGGCCAACGCCAGCGCCGTCGCCGCCGGCAACCAGGAACAGAACACCCTGTTCGGCCAGCAGGCGGCCCAGGGCCAGTTCTACAACGCGGCCCAGGCGCAGGCGAACGCCCAGGCCCAGGGCGCGGCCCAGTTCGCCAACAGCGCCCAGGCCCAGGCCAACCAGCAGAACGCCGCCCAGGCCACCTTCCAGAACACGGCCCAGGCCCAGGGCTATGGCCAGAACCTGACGTCCGGCCAGTTCGCCAACGCCGCCCAGGCCCAGGCTAACAGTCAGAACGCCAACGCCGCCAACTTCTACAACCAGTCGCAGCTCTCCGGCTTCGGCGAGGGGCTGCAAGCCGGACAGTTCGCCAACGCCGCCCAGGGCCAGCAGAACGCCCAGAACCAGCAGGCGCTGGCGGCCTACAACGCCGCCCAGGCACAACAGTATGGCCAGGGGCTCTCGTCCGGACAGTTCTACAACCAGGCAGCCGGCCAGCAGTTTGGCCAGGGGCTGCAGGCGCAGCAGGCCTTCAACGCCGCGTCCGGCCAGCTGTTCAACCAGGGCCTCCAGGCCGGGCAGTTCGGCAACCAGGCCGCCGCCCAGCAATACGCCCAGAACCAGGGCCAGGCCGCCTTCCAGAACGCGGCGCAGGGCCAGGCCAACAGCCAGAACCAGGCGGCGGCCAGCTTCGGCAACACCGCCCAGCAGCAGGCCTACCAGCAAAACCTGCAGAACGCGCAGCTGTGGAACAGCGCCGGGCAGCAGAATTTCCAGAACCAGGCCTATGCCCAGCAGCTGCCGATCAACGAGCTGACCGCCCTCCTGGGCCTTGGCCAGACTCAGCTGCCGCAGGGCTATTCCGGCGCCCAGACCAGCGTCGCCCCCACCGACGTGCTGGGGGCCTACGGCCTGCAGCAACAGGCCCTGCAGAACACCTACGACGCCCAGATGAAGAACTATCAGTCGTCGATGGGCGGCCTCTTCAACCTCGGCTCGGCGGCCATGAGCCTCCTGCCCTTCGCGTGAGGACGTCCCGATGACCACCCTCGGCTTCGTACAGCCCTATGCCGTCAGCACGCTCGACCAGGGCGTGCCGAACATCCAGGCCGGCGACGGCGGACTGCGCGCGCAGGCGCCGGCCCATCCGCTGACACAGCAGGCCCCGCAGACCTACAACACCGCGCCGCTGGCCCAGGCGCAGGATCCTCGCAGTCAGTATCTGACGGCGGCGCTGAGGGCGCTGCAGCAGTCGGCGGCCCAGAACGCCCCGCGCACCCCCATGGCCCTGGGGTCGGACCTCCTGGCCGAGGCGCTCGATCGCTACGGCCTGGCGCAGCAGTCAAGGCAGCAGCAACAGCAGGCGTTCGGCCAGCAACTGGGCCAGGACTTCAACGACCTGCAGGCCCGCAACCAGGCCTTCGCGACGAACCTGCCGGACAGGTCGTCGGCCCCGAACGTCATCCAGGGGTTTTGAACGATGGTTCCAGTTCCCCGTCCCCCTGCCTTCCCCATCGACCTCGGCGCCGCCCACTCCGCGCGCGCCGCGGGCGGCGGTGGCCTCAGAGCGCCAGGCGCGTCCAGACGCCGCCCGACCGCGCAGGGGGCCGCACCGCCCCCGCCACCGCCGCCCGAACCCTCTCGTCGCCAAGCCTGACCCCATGGAGTCTTCCGATGCCTGATCCGACCCAGCCCCCCGTCGCCGCAGCGCCGCAGCCGCGTTCGCCGATGTCCGATTCCGACCGCGATCTCCTTGCCCGCCTGATCCTCGGCGAGGGCGGCGACAGCGTCGACGACATGCGCCAGGTCGGCACCGTGGTGCTGAACCGCGCCCGCCTGGGCCGCCAGTCGATCGCCCAGGTGATCGCCGCGCCGCACCAGTTCGAGGCCTACGACAATCCGACCGCCTGGAACCGTCAGCTGTCGGTTGGCGAAGACAATCCCCGGTTCCAACAGGCGCTCGGCGTCGTCGACGGGCTGATCCAGCATGGGCCCTACGGCACCTACGACCACTTCTACGCGCCGCGGGCGCAGGCGGCCCTGCACCGGCCGCCACCGGCCTTCGACAACGGTACGGGCGTGGACTACGGGGCCCAGCGGTTCTTCACCCTTGGGTACGGCGGTCGCCGCCCCCTGACCGACGCCGACATGAACGCGCCACAGGCCCAGGCACCGACGCCGCAAGCCCTGCAGTCGCAAGCCCGGCCGCCGCAGACCCAGCAGCCGCAGGCTGGAGCCGCTTCCGGGCCGCCAGGCGGCCAGCCGCCGGCCGGTGCCCCCACCGGCGGCTTCTGGACCCGGGACGCGCAAGGGCAACCCCACTACATGGCCATCGATCCGAACGCCCCGGGGAACCCCGTGCCGTGGAACTAGTCTCGCCACGGCATGACTCGGCGCCCTTCGATGCGGGAGGGCGTCGCCATGGATGACCATCCGGAGCGCCCGCACTTCCGCATCACCTGGGAAATCCCGATCTGGGTCGTCGTCGGCTTCATCAGCCAGGCGGTGACCATCGGCTGGTGGGCGGCTGGCGTCGATGGGCGGGTCAAGGCGCTGGAGGCCCGGGCCGACCAGATGAACACCGTACCGCCGACCCTGGCGCGGCTGGATGAGCGCACGCGCCAGCTCTCCGACAGCCTGACCCGCATAGAGGCGCGCCTCGACCAACCGGAGAGACGCCGATGAAACTTCCCCTGCCCGACGCCCACGGATGCTTTTCCCTGGGGCTGTTCCTGCTGACGGTGCTGGTGTTCGCCCTGGCCGCAGCCTTTCCCGAGCTGCGCCACGACGATCTGTTCAAGACCCTGGCCCAGGCCGTCGTCATCACCGGCCTGATCAACATGGCCGCCTCGTTCTACTTCGGGGCCTCGAAGACCTCGCCGCCGACAGCGAACCCGCCGGCTGGGAGCGCCGGCCAATGA